ACGAGTACTAATACAGTAACTATCCCATTAACAGGATTACTGGATAATTTAAATCCCGGGGCTGCTACTTCCACTCCTAGTATTATAGCACCTTTTAGTAATAAGGTTAGCAATTCGTTTACATTCGTTCCTCAATCCAATCAAGTTGTTCAAACTAACTTAGATATAACATCTGGAACATACGTATTAGGAGAGCCTACACACCTCGAACTTACTGAAACTCAATATGATACCGCGATAGAAGGCTCTGGCTTTAAGTGGTCTCCTACCGCGGGATTAAAAACAGATTTTAATACAGTAGCTGATCTTAGTGGAGCTGGTTTAGTTGTACTTAATAAAGCTCAAACAACTATTAATAGCCAGTTTGAAGGATACTATTTAGGTATAGCTGATAATACAAATATTAATCCAGACTCTAATTTCGATTCTATTTTAGATATTAAAACAGTTGATGTAGATGCAACTAGCACTCTTACTGGTTACACAACTGTACCAAAAGGTGTATTACAATTTAGTTTATCTGCTACTCCTCGCGGTACTGCAAATACGGTATCGGAAGTAATGGAAAATCTCACAGACTACAACATTGATGGTAGAGAAGATGATGATGTTCTAAACGTTGGAGTATTTAAACTACGTAAATCAATTTTCGCTAATGAAGCATTTAAACTTGATTACGTTCTTGAAGAGGGTGTCGTAGGATCTGCTAACTACTATAGACAGCAACTTAATCCTACCGGAGGTCCTAATAACCCATTCTTCCTTGAGACAAGAGACAGTAATTCAAGAAACGTTAAATTGCTAGTTAATCCGTATATTTCGAATTACTTTAATGGTTCAGATGCCTTGGTAGATGGTAAGCCTACTAAGAAGTTGAGAGTTAACACCACACAGCTAGCGGGTGTTGATCCTGATGTATCCGGGATTGATAGTGGTAAATTTGTAGAGCTTAACGCGCAGTTAGGTAAAGCTGAAAATCTTTACGCTGCAGGTGCTTTTGTTAATAGTAAAATCACAGCTAAGGACTTAGGTGATATTCCTTCAAAGCTTGATAGAGCGTTAGAAGGAATTAGTAACGATGAGATCTATGAGATTGACGTTGTTGTTGAAGGTGGTTTAGGTACGATTCATGCAGCTGCTTCGGCCGCTCAGACAAAATACTACGACGAGTATAATACTAGTGCAGAGCTATTAGGAGCAGTTAATGGATTACGCACAAGCAATGATATTCCTGCTGGAACTTCAAGAGAGTTAAGAAACAACTATTCAACAATCTTTAATAAATTTGAACAGTTCTGCTCACCACCTTACTTAGGAGGTGGAAGAGGTGATTGTATATTTGTAGCGGATGTATTACGTCAGATTCTAGTAACAGGAGAAGATTCAAGAGTTCTTGATAACAAGTTAAGAAACTTCCAAACAGATGTTTACTGGCCGATTCGCCACCAGTTTGAGAATGAAAATACTTCTTACGCAGCGGTTTATGCACAATGGCCGTTAGTTTACGATAGTTTTTCAGGTAGACAAGTATATATTCCATTCTCAGGATTTGCAGGTGCTGCAATGGCTAGAACAGATGCTGCAAACTTCCCATGGTTTGCACCAGCTGGATTTACTAGAGGGTTAATTCAATTCGCTAACGATCTTGCAGTTAATCCTAACCAGAAGCAAAGAGATGAGCTTTACAAGGCTAATATTAACCCTGTAGCAAACTTCCCTAGTCAAGGGCAAGTTATATTCGGTCAAAAAACACTTAGTAAGAAGCCAAGTGCATTTGATAGAATTAACGTTAGAAGGTTGTTCTTAGCACTTGAAAGACCTACTAAGAAAGCTTCTAGATTCTTTGTATTTGAACAAAATACAGAGTTTACTAGACAGAGACTTATTAATACTTTAACCCCATTATTCGAAAGAGCGAAAAACAACGAAGGTGTTTACGATTACTTAATTGTTTGTGATGAAAGAAATAACACACCAGAGGTTATTGACGCAAATGAATTGGTAGTAGATATCTACATTAAGCCAGTTAGAACTGCTGAGTTTATCTTAGTTAACTTCTACGCTACAAGAACTGACGCTAACTTCGAAGAAATCATCGGTTAATACAAAATAACAATTAAATACTATTATGGCAACTACAATTCAAGACTTCTTCTCAAGGGCAGCCGAAAAGCAATTTTCAAGAGACTTTTTATTCAGAGTTAAGGACATTACTATTGAAGGTGTATCCTTCAGTGGTGATGATGATTTAATTTACGCTAAATCAGCTCAACTTCCTGGTAGAAATATTGAAAATAAACAGGTAAACTACTACGGTCAAACGTTTAATGTTCCTGGTAAGTCTTCTTATCCAGGTTCAGAAGCTTATTCAGTTGAGTTTTTTCATGATGAGCAGATAAATTTAAGAAGGAAGTTTGAGCAAGCTTCGCGAGCAGTGTTCGATAACGAAACTTCTACAGGTCAGTATGGTCTACCAGGCGAAGGAAATTATATTACTTTAGAGGTTATAGATAAAGATCTGAATCCGGTTGAAACCATACAACTGGTAGGTGCGTCTATTAGAGAAATTAATCCAATTGACTACGCTATAGCTGACGGAACTGGTGAGATCTTAAGTACAACTGTTACTTTTTCATATCATTACTATAATAACTTTAGTTAAGGTTAGCAAAATCTGCCTATAAATAATTATATGGCCAGAGAAGTTAAATCCTTTCTAGACGCGTTTAGTACTGATCCTAAATTTTTTGTATCACACCCTTTTCTTTGGAAGGTAGATATAGAATCGTCCGGATTAGTTTCTACTATCAATTCTGCTATTGCCAAAGAAGGTGGTCAACAAACATGGATGGCAAAAGTAGATCCAGATAGCTTAACAAAAGAAGGCGCTTTATTAGTTGCGAGGCAGGTAAATCTTCCTCAAGAATCGAGTGAATTTACACCTATAGGAGTTGAAAATCGTGGAGGGTTTCTACCTGGCTATGGCTTAGTTCAAAGAACAGATTTCCTATCTAGATCTTTTAGTTTAAATATTTTAGAAACGGGTATTGATCTAGAGCACAATTTCTTTAGACCATGGCTCATAGCGCTAGGTATCGACGGGTTAACAAATTTTGGATTAAAGAAAAATATAACCGTTAGGCAATATAAGAACGACGGTACGTTTAGACAAGGTTATCTTTTTGAGGGTGCCTTTCCTACTGCTGCAGAAGGTTATAATTTAAATTACAATGATGGAGAGTTTCTTGAAAAATCAGTAACTTTCGCTTGTAAAAATTATAAACAATTGTAATTAATATATGTTAGGGTTGGTTCTTCCTACCTCTAAATCAGTTCTGTTAAAAACTTTTACGATAGAGAACTGTAAAGAGATTTACAACATACGAGATAACAAAGAAGCAGTTATATCGTTTTTAGATAATTTTTTTCTTACTTCTAACCTTAATATATTAGAGAAATTTTATTGTCTGTTACATATTAGAGACTTGTGTATAGGTAATATTATCGAGTTAAGAGATTATGGTTTTGATATATCACAAATACAGGACGAATTAGTAGAGATTGATGATATAAAGAAAGTAATTAACTTTAATAATAATTCTATTACTCTTAACTACCCTAAAGACTTTCCATTAACTACTTTATATGAAGGTAACTTTATAGAGACTATAATATTGGATGGTGAAACTATAGATTTTTGTAATTTAAACTCTACTGACCAAGATTTAATTTTAAATTACCTTCCTTTAGAAATAAAAACAAAGATAACTAAGTTTTATAAAAATCATATATCAAAGCTTGAAATAAACTTTACGTTAAAGGGTGATACTATAAATTTAAACTTACATGATTCTTTTATTGTAAGTTTTTTAGCCACAATACTGAGCCCTATAGATAATAATACATTTAGGGATTATATCTTTATATTAAGTGAGCGTATGCATGATATTACGTTTTTACAAAATTGCACATTTTTAGATATAAAGGACTATATGGAACTATATGTTAAAGAGAACAAAGAAAGAAATGATGAGGTAAAAAAGAAGAGTTGAAAAAATAGATCATTACAATAAATAAATTTATGTCACAAATTTCAAGCGAACTTCTTAAAAAATTAAAAAAAGTTGAAAATAATTTAAAGTTAAAAATAACATCAGGGGATGTTGTTTTAAAGGCTTTAACGTTAAAGCAACAAAAAGATTTGCTTAGTACAGCTGTAACAGGCATTAAGGGAGCTATTGAATTTAAGAAAATTTTAAATAATATTATTTTAGAAAATGCTGATACAGCTGAAATTTTTACTTTGGATAGGTCTAAAATAGTTTTAAATTTGAGAAGACAATCACTCGGTAGTAATGTCAGTATTGACGGTGATGTTTGTAGTATTGATAAATATATCGATAAAATAGATAGTGTAAAAAAGACATTTGATATGAAAGGTAATGCTAAAGAGGGCAAAATCGAACTTAAGTTTAAAATACCAACATTAAAAGAAGAGAATAGTATTATTAGCAAATGCTTAGCAGAATTAAATAAAGGTAAAGACGAGCTCGAGCCGGATAAAGCTTTTGGATTGATTTACATTTACGAGTTAATAAAGTATATTGATTCAGTGAGCGTGAGTGATGAAACAGCGTTATTTGACGACCTTAAAATAACAGAAAGAGTTGATATAATAGAAAATTTACCACTTACCGTATATAATCAATTAGCCACATTCTTTAAAGCCTTCACGGCATACGAAACTGAAATACTAACTTTTGACGAAAAAACTATAGCTATAGATCCTGCCTTTTTTGATACATCCAATTAAATATTGTAGATGGCAGAGATTTTAAGTAAGTTATTTAGCGATAATGAAGAATCAGAATCTGCAAAAGTAGATAAAAATATAATTGAGTCTGATGCTACCGCTCTCGGTAAAAGAAAGCAGAAAAAGGCTAAATTAACTGGTAAGGAAAGAACAAGAGCTCAATCTTTCGCTGAAATTTTAACTGATGTATTCTTTGAAAAGAAGGATTCAGAAAAAAAAGATACTTCTTTAGAAACAAACGTATCAGGAAATACACCAGCTGCAGAAGCTCGTAAACCTGTTAGTGGAAAAGCAGGTAAAGGTAAAATGCCCAAGAAGGGAGGGATTTTAGACAAATTAAAGGGGGTTGGTGGTGCTGTAGGAGGTATAATGGCTGCAGCAGGTGCAT